AACAAACAGCGAAGAAGCACTTGCTGAAGCTGTTTCTATATTTCTAGAAGTGAAGCGTGTCCTTAAACCAGCGGAAAAAATCAGAGGAAATTGGGGAAGGATGGGCCATGCGTTTAGGAATCTTGATCCAAAATACCGGAACATAGCTACTCTGAATAAGATGCTAAAAGATGAGGGGATTGATGATCTTGGGAAAGTCAGCAAAGAAAAAGCATCGCAGTTAATGCACTTGATTTCTATGGCCCTCAAAAACAAGAACCCAAAACAATTTTCAAAAATGATTAATATGTCCGGAGTTGACATTATTGCTGGAGTTGTGGGCGAAGCTTTGACAGGGGCAGTTATGAGTCCCACTGACACCAGCATTGTTAACCTAGTTGGTGGGGTTGGGGAAACGATATTGACCCCTGTTAGCGGAACCCTTTCCAGTGCTTACGGTTTAGTCACAGCATCACTTTCCAAGCTTAGGGGGAAAGGATCTGACGAAGACATTACCAGAGAACTTGCTACTCTTGAAGCAAGTCTTACTTATTTGCGTTACATTGGAAAACGATTTGATTGCAACATGAGGGCATTTTTGTCGATTCTCCAAGACAGCGAAATTAAATTTGGATCGGCTGCTTCTAAATTAGAAGATATTCGCGGAGGTGTGCCTATTGACCGTGGAGAAAGAATTTCTGAACCTAATAGCTGGAGAGCAAAAATTGGAAAATATGCTTACGGAAAGCTAGGTAAACTAAGAACACAAGGATACATGACTTCTGAAACAGCAGAAGTTACGGCAAGGAAGCTTGGATTTGATTTAAATCCAGACAAAAACCCAATGACTTGTTTGTTTATTGACGCTGTTGGGGAAACTTTTCGTTCTGTTCACAGGACTATCTTAGCGGCTGACGATTTTTTCAAAGCAAGCAACGCTTACGCTGCATCGCACAGCAAGCTCCACATCGAAGGAAGAGTTCAGGGTCTAAAAGGCAAAGACCTAGAAAAATACATTAACGAGCGTCTTGATCTTCTTATTGACAGAAACAACCGTCTTTACACTGAAGAAAGGCTTATGGATGAAGTCCGTAAGGAAGTTGCTGAAGAAGGACTAGAAGGTGCTGAAGCTGCTGGTGAAGTAATTAAAAGAACTAATGAACGCTTTAACTCTGAAGTTGGAGAACTAGCAAAATTTGCTGATGATTGGGCTAGAAAAGTGACGTATCAAAGTGAACTAGGAAATCGTCTTACCGGAAAAAACACTATTGGTAAAACTGTCCAAGAAGCACTGCAAAAACATCCTTTTATTCGACTAGGTTTAGGTTTTCTATTTGTTAACACCCCTATAAATATTTTTAGAGCTACTGGTCGCTTAATACCAACCGCAGCATTGCTTGAAAAAGTTGCAAGTATTAAGCTTAAAGGAGGAGCACAGCCCTTTACTGCTCTTAGAAACATTCAAAAAGACTACTCAGAAGCTTATGCGTCAGGCGACCCGTTCAGGATTGCTCAAGCAAGAGGAAGGCAGTTAGCTGGAATAGCGGTTACTTCTTTGGGTCTTGGTGCTGCGGCGTCCAGTATTACAACAGGAAGTGGCCCAAAAAACAAAGAATCTAGAAAGCTGTGGCTGTCTCAAGGTAACATTCCATACGCTATCAAAATCCCTAAAGATTTTTGGATTGGTAGATTTCTTAAAGAAGAGTTTGAAAAAAACCCTCAAGGTATTCAGCCCGATTCCCAAACCGAGGAGCACTACTTTTTTGAATATAAGCGTCTTCACGAACCAACTGCGGCTTTTTTCATGGCTGCTGCTGATGTTATCGAATACATGAAACATCCAGAGTATGATGAACGCAACGCTGCTGATTTGGTTGGAATTTTGAGTCTGGTTACTGGAACACAGCTTACTGAAAAAGTGTTTCTCAACAACATCAAGCAGTGGTCTGATTTGTTTAAAGGCATTAGCGAAGATCAGAGAGATATTGGACGAAAGCTACTCACTTACCTTGGCCGTAGAACTGGCCCCTTAGTCGTGCCTGTGTCGGAAAGCACTGATCCTGTAATTTACGAGTTAAGCACTTTTTCTCAACAAATTGCTAGAAGGATGCCTTCAGGACTAAGAGGAGTTGTTTTTGGAAAAGATATGTATCTTCCAAAAGCATACAACCTTCTTGGAGAAGATATTGACGCAGCAATTACTGGTATTCCTTTGATTGACGCTGGTCTTCCGTTTTACGTATCTTCCAGTAAAGTCGACCCACTAATTGATGAACTGGTAGGACTTAATTATAATTTCTCAAGTCCTGAAAAGTTTTACGGAACTGAAGACGGACAAGGATGGGACATTCGTAGTTTTACTTACAAAGGAGGAATTTTTTCTAGACTTGCTTCTGATTCGGATGAGATACGTGAGTTTTCCGAGGAAAAGTTTTTAGAAAGCCTAAAAGTTGACAGCCTAGAAAAAAACGAAGAATCATTAGGCAGTCTATATCAAAATTATGGAATTAAGACCTTGCCAAAACTAGGCCAAGACGCTTATGACCGCTGGCAGGAGAACATCGGACAAATTAAAATAAATGGGATATCTCTTCGGGACGCTCTAGGAATGGTAATTAACTCTGGACAATACCAAGCTCTTGAAAACCAAATCCTACAAGGGGAAGACAACCCACGAGCCAAGCTTCTCATGAGCTATGTATCCGAATACCGAACCGCTGCTCTTGAGCTTACCAAGGAAGAATACCCTGAGTTTAAACGAGCCTTTACCGTCAAGAAAATAACCAACGATGCCCTTAAGGGTGGGGTAAAGCGGGAAGGGCTTAAAGGTATCCGAAAACAAGTAGAAGACGCTCTTAGTTTTCCGAATTGACATCAACTAAATAATCCTTAAATATTTCAATATATGGCACTCACCTTTCAAGATTACACTGCTAACGGAACGGCTGTTTCCTTTGCTATCCCCTTTGACCGCATTCGTGACGTTCACGTTAAGGTGTTTTACGGAGCTACGGAGATCACTACCGGATGGAGTGTCAGTGGCAACAACGTGGTTTTTACCAGCCCTCCTGCGAACGGAACGGTTGTTCGTATCCGGCGTATTACTGACTTTACAGAACGTCTTGTCGATTACGTGGACGGTTCCCGCTTAAATGAAGTCGATTTGGACACTGACAGCAAACAAGCCTTTTACCTGATCCAAGAAAGCCGAGACATTAATGACGTTTCGATGGTCAAGAACAGCCTTGGTAACTGGGAAGCTGGCTTTGACCGCATTCAATCTGTTTCCGATCCTGTGGAAAACAATGATGCTGCCAATAAGAATTACGTAGATAATACTGCCAACAACTTTGCTAACTATGGCATTGCTGCCCCAACTACCCGATGGGCCTTTACTGGAAATGGTTCCTCGCTTATTTACACTATCACTGGGGCTACGCTTACCTCTTCCACTTACTATTTGGTAACAGTCAACGGTTCGGTAACAGATCCAGCCGCTTATGTTGTTTCCCCTGACACGCTTACGTTTGACTCTCCTCCTGCCAACGGAAGTGCGGTTGTTGTTGTCCTTCTTGGTTACCCTAGGATGACCGTTGAAAATACGGTAGGAACACTTTCCCTTCAAAACGGTGCTGTTACTCCAGACAAGATGGCTTCTACTCTAGATTTGTCGTCTAAAACCCTTACAATTCCTGACGGAAACGTGACTGTAGCTAAGCTTGCTGCCACCCTAAATTTGTCCAGTAAGACTATAACTCTTCCTAGTTCTGTTGTTCAGCCTTCAAACTGCGCCACTAATCTCTTTTACAACATTGCTCCTGTTGGGGCTGTAATTGATTCTGTTCAAGTTGTTGACTCTGCTTATAAAACAACCACAACCTTGATTCCTGCCGATGGAACTATTCCTCAAATAAGCGAAGGTGCTGCTCTTTTTAGTGCTTCAATCACACCTAAATTTTCCAATAGTAAAATACGGATAACTGTTGGTGCTCTTGTTTCTAACACCGTAGCTAATTTTGTTACTTTGTCTCTGTTTAAGGGAAGCGGTGTAAATGCAATAGGAAGCGGTTTACAGCATCTAGGAGCCGCAAACGAAGGATATAATGCCCTTTTTAGTGTAGAAGATGTAGCTGGAGCCACAACTACGCTTACATACAGTGTGCGCTTTGGTTCTAATGCTGCTGGAACAGCCAGGATTAACGGAAATACTGCGGTTATTCACACAACTTTAGGATCTTTTATACGACTTGAAGAGATCAAACAGTGAGTGAAGAGCTTAACAGAAGCATAGGACGGCTGGAATCCAAGGTGGACACGCTTCTGGAGAACCACAAGTCTTTGCACGTTAAGCTAGACACTCACGATAACCGTCTCCGCGACTTGGAGCATCACAAAAGCTACTTTCTAGGTGCTGCTGCTGCTGTAGGATCGGCTGCTGCCCTGCTTGTCGAAGTAATCAAAAACAAACTTTTTGGATAAAAATCGCATGAATAAAGAAGAAGTATTGGAAAAACTATCCACCACTCTTGCCCAAGAGCTTTTGGATCGTATTAACTCAGGAGAAGCAGGAGCCGCTGATCTAAACGTGGCTCGTCAGCTACTCAAAGACAATAACATCACGGTTGTCCCACAGGCCGAGCATCCCGCAAAGAAGCTTGCTTTGGTGCTTCCGTTTGAAGCTAAACAAGCCGCAAATGGGTAGAGATTACGCAAAGGAGTATCGGGAGTATCATAGCAAGCCGAGCCAGCGCAAAAACCGCTCTAATCGGAACAAGGCTCGACGCTTGATGATCAAGAAGCATGGCAAGGCCAAGCTGAGCGGTAAGGACGTTGACCACAAACACCCCATGAAAAAGGGCGGTGGCAACAGCATGAAAAATCTGCGAATCCGTTCCGTAAAAGCAAATCGCGGCGATAAATCTTTTTGACAAGTCGGCGGGGTTCCGTTAAGCCTCTTTGCGAAATGAGAAAACTTACCTTTTTTGAGCCTGTATCCGGTGGACAAGACCTAGAACCCAACGTCCAGTATTGGGTTGAGGGACAACAAGTTGCGTTCTATGCGGCTAAAACTAATGGAAACGTCTGTGTCGGGGATGTCTCGTATCAGAAGTTCAATCCTGTGTTTGATTTTGATGGAAAGGAAATCCTTGTTATTCGCGCTGGAGGGGCAGGAGACATTTTGTTCTGCTTCCCGCTTCTGAAGGAACTCAAAAGACGCTGGCCTACAGCCACTATCACATTTGCGTGCCACAGTTCTTATCACTTTGTTGCCAAAAAGTGCGATGCAGTTGATCAGGTAAAGAACTTCCCAATCAAGATTGCAGACGTTCCCAAGGATGCTTTTGTTATTAACCTTGAAGGTGTAGTGGAGAATAACAACGGATTCCACGCAGTTGACGCTATGTTCTGGAAAGCTGGTATCCCGCTACCTAGCAGCGATCAGATTTCCAAGGACCTAATTTACGTCCCAAGTGAGGATCAAGTTAGCTTGATGAACTCCCGCTGGCCGAAGAAAGAGGGAGTCAAGCGGATCGGATACCAGTGGCGTTCTTCCAGCCCAGTGCGATCTTATCCTCACAAAAACTCGTGTGTTTTGGTTACACTGCTTCTCCAAGCTGGCTACGAAGTTGTCCTGCTAGGGGAGCCTAATTCGGTAGTCATTGCCGACAAGAACCCAAACCTGATTAACTTGACTGAAGCTGGACTTACTTGGGAAGAGAGCGTCTCGTTTCTTAAGACTTGCGATTTGATTATTGGGCCTGATTCTAGCAGTATTCATTTTGCAGGAGCTATGGACATCCCTGCTTTGGGTTTGTATGGGCCTTTCAAATGGAAGTATCGCACCAGCTACTTCAAATCGGTGTGGTGTTTCCAAGCTGTCGGGCCGTGTGCTCCGTGCTTCCATCACTCCAACAACAAAGACGGACTGCTTCCCGAAGGAAAACCGTGCGCTAGGACGATGGAGTGCGAAGTCCTAAGAACCATTCACCCCGAAAGAGTCTTAAACAAAGTAAAAATAATCCTATGAACCTAGAGCACGTAAAAAACATCCGCTGGTTTTCCGATATTGCTTATCTAATGAGCCTTATCAACGAGATTAACCCCCAAAAAAACCGTTTTCGGACGTTTTGCGAGTGTGGTGTAGGGCCGATGGACATCAGTTCTGCTCCTTACGTTTACCAGAAAAAACTGGCTGATAAGCTGATTTTGGTCGAGCCGAACCCCAAAATGGCTGCTGCTGTTCCCATTGAAATGCCAGAAAAAAGGGGGATGCCTGAAGTTGAGCTTATCCGGAAAGCTGTCGGCTTCAAAGGACACTGTGAAGGTCAGTTCAAACTTAAGATGAACAACGGATCAAGCTACGTGGACGGAACGTGGTCACCAACCCCCTCAAACGGAGATATTGTCGATGTGGAACTTGTTCCGTTTTCGCAGATTGACGATGGTAAAATAGACGCAATGGTTCTAGATTGCGAGGGTATGGAGTGGGCAGTGTTGGATGACATGGTAAGTCGCCCCCAGTTACTAAGTGTGGAAATTTGGAAAGGTCACCCACACTACGAACAGATTTTTAACTGGCTGAGTGTTAACCGATATATTGTGCGGTTCAGCACTGGCCCTGAAGGAGAAACCCTACTTTGTGAACGTCTCAGTTGATCATCGACTCCATGATTTTCGGAATTTCCTCTTCATCTGCTGGAAGCATCTTAACTTACCAGCCCCAACGCCTATCCAATATGATATTGCGGACTTCATTCAAAATGCGCCTAAACGCTCTATTATTGAGGCTTTTCGTGGGGTTGGTAAGAGTTACGTCACTAGTGCGTTCGTTTGTCACCAGCTTCTTTTAAATCCTGACCTGAAGTTCTTGGTGGTGTCGGCTTCCAAAGCTCGCGCCGATGACTTCAGCACCTTTACCCTCCGACTTATTTCGGAGATGCCCATCCTCCAGCACCTCAAACCCTCCGAGGAGCAGCGTAGCAGTAAGATAGCTTTTGACGTAGGCCCATCCGGAGCCGCTCACAGTGCTTCCGTCAAGTCTGTCGGTATTACCGGAATGATTACCGGAAGCCGCGCCGACATTATTATTGCCGATGACGTAGAGAGTGCCAACAACTCCATGACTCAGGGGATGAGGGATCGTATTTCCGAAGCGGTCAAAGAGTTTGAAGCCGTGCTTAAGCCAGAGGGTAAGATTATGTTCCTTGGAACCCCGCAGTGCGAGGAGTCCCTTTACAACAAGCTTCAAGAACGTGGCTATGTGTGCCGTGTGTGGCCGGCGAGGTATCCTGATGAAAATAAGCTAGTTAGCTATGGAGACAGGCTTGCCCCTGTGATTACCGAAGCACTGGAAAAAGACCCCCTTATTTCTTCCAAAACTACCGACCCAAAACGCTTTAGTGACCTTGACCTTATGGAACGTGAGGCAAGCTACGGACGTAGCGGATTCCAGCTTCAGTTCATGCTGGATACCAGCCTTGCCGATATTGAGCGTTATCCGTTGAAGCTCAGCGACTTGTGCGTAATGTCTCTTAACCCACAACTGGCTCCTCAGAAAGTAGCTTGGGCTGGTTCCCCTGATTACGTCATTGACGATCTCCCCTGTGTCGGACTGAGCGGGGATCGCTACCACAGCCCAATGTTCATCAGTAAGGACGAATGGCTTCCGTTTGAAGGCAGCATCATGTCCATTGACCCTTCTGGTCGAGGTAGGGACGAAACTGCTTACTGTGTCATCAAATTCCTTCACGGAATGCTGTTCCTGATGGAGTCTGGTGGCTTTACCAGCGGCTATACTGAAGACACGCTCAAAGCCTTGTCGATCATTGCTAAACGCCAAAGCGTAACAAAAATCATCATTGAAGAAAATTATGGTGGGGGTATGTTCGGACAGCTTCTCAAGCCAGTGCTGGGCAGGGTCTACCCATGCACCATTGAAGAAGTTAAGCACAGTAAACAGAAAGAACTTCGTATTATTGATACCTTGGAACCAGTTCTTAATCAGCACCGGCTTATTGTGGATAAGAAACTTATTGAATCCGACTACCGTGGAAATAAGCACCTACCACAAGATATGGCACTGAGATACCAGCTTTTCTACCAGATGAGCCGAATTACCAAGGATCGTGGAGCTTTGGCTCAAGATGACCGATTGGATGCCCTAGCCATCGCTATAGCCTACTGGACAGAGCAGATGGGCAGGGACGTTGACCGAGCCGTTCAGGAAACTAAGGATGCAAAAGTGGACGAAGAACTCCGGAACTTCATGGATTCAGTTTTTGGACACAAAGCCAAAGAAAAAACTTGGATTAGCAACATTACCAACGTAATCTAGCAATCAACTATGAAAAACCTCTTTGCAAAACTCTTGGGAATTTCCAGTTCCCTGCTTAACTTCTACCTCCCGATCTTCCGCGAACTCTTCACTTCGGGTTTGGCGGCTTTGCTTCCTATTGCTTTGGATATTGTCCGAGAAGTAGGTGCATCGGATAAATCCTCTTCAGAAAAAAGAAACTTTGCTCTTGGCCGTCTCCGCGACGAAGCACAACGGATTGGGGTTAACGCCTCAGAAAGCCTTCTTCGCTACACTGTGGAGTCGGCTGTCCAGCGGCTTAAACTAGCTGAGTAACACACATGAAAACGTGGATCATTACTTTCCTTGCTTCCCGCTTAGGTAGTATCCTGACTCCTGTTATCGCTACGGCTGTAGGTGCGGTAGTGGCTCGTCTTGCAGCTTACGACATCAACCTAGCCAGTAGCGTCGATCAAGCGGCTGTAACTGGCTTTGTAGTAGCCCTTTTGGTGTCTGTAGTTAACATCGCAACCAATGCGGCTCAACGTGAAGAGATCAAAACGATCCGTGCTGTTGTCAATGGCACTAACCCTGATGGCACTACCTCCTACACTGAAGTCCGACCAGCCGCTAAGCCAGAGTAAGCTTAATCACGTAATTGGGGTTATGGATAAACCTGACCCTGTGGAGGACAGGCGTTCGTTTTTAGTCCGTCTTTTTTCTTCCATCCGTCCTCATTTTGACTTAAAGAAACGTCAAATATCTATTAAAGGAGGAACTAAGTTTTGAACAAGATTATTGCCGACATCGCTGCTGGGGAAATCGGAGTTAAGGAGCAGGGGAGGAACAGCGGAGCCAAAATCCGTGAATACCAAGCTTGCACGACCCTTCGCCCCGCAGCTTGGCCGTGGTGTGCTGCCTTTGTGTGCTGGGTCTTTGACCAGTGGCTAGAAAACCCTCAAGTCGTTACGTGGCTTAACCTCAAGGTAATGACCCCTGAAAAGTGGCGACCAAGGACAGCCCTAGCCTACGGCTTCCTAGAGTGGGCTAAAGATCGCCCAAACACTACAGAAGTCCTCTCAGACAAGGCTAAGGCCAAAGCTGGGGATATTGTGGTCTACGACTTCAGCCACGTTGGTATCGTTATCCAAGACAAGGGTAGCCGTATCATCACAGTCGAAGGTAACACCAACGGAGCAGGGTCTAGGGAAGGGGATGGTGTCTACCGCAAAGACCGTCCCAAGTCCATTGCCCGAAACTTCATCCGGATCGTCCCTCGCCAATAGGCCGTATTTGAGCAGAATGGCCCCTAGGAGGCGTTTTTATCCATGTCTGGCCCCCTGATCCTATTTGTCATGGTAATCTATGCCCTGATCGGTATCGACCAGTTCCGAAAGGGAGACATGGGAATGGCTATAACGTGGTGGGGATATGCCTTAGCTAATGTTGGTCTGTATGTAGCACAAAGGTAAGGACTTACGACACCAAAGAAAGATTTTAGAAGAAAAAGGCTTGACGACAAGTAAAGACAGTCGTTACAATCCATCTTAAAGCTATCTTGAAGATTGTGTTAAAGCTTGGTTAAGAATCCTCTTTGTAAAAGACATTGGTTAATCACTCAGATTAACGATAGCTCAAGAAGGATGGTAAAATAACAGTATCAAGTATCCTTCCTTAACTTAATTTTAGATTATCCTAGATTGTTCTAAGATTAGATTGTATAACCGAGGTTAAGAATCCATCTTAACTTACTTACCGTCTTAATCTTATGCCCACCAAGAAGAAGAAACAACTCAATTTTCAAATCAAAATTCGCAATGAAGTTTGGATTGTTAAAACAGGAAAGCCTTCACTCAAGCGTAGTGTTGGAGTGTGTGATTATGAGAAGCGAGAGATTGTCTTTAAAAGGGATGCAATAGAAAAGTATGGAGTAGAACTGGTAGCCCATGAGATTGCCCATGCTTGTCTTCCAGATATTCAGGAAGAGACGATTGACGCACTAGGTAAGACTATCTCTACAGCAGTGTGTAAAGTGGTGGAGCAAATGGGAACTGGTTTGTCTGCTCCAGATTTTTCCAACCAAATGTAAACCGTGCTATACACAATCTTAGGTTGTGTATACTGAAGCGGACATTGGTATATGTTTACGGCTTCGACACGTGAATAGAAATGTGTCGATATTTGCATAGTTTTTCGACAATAGTTCAAGCGTGCTCACGCCTTCTGCACAAAAAGCTTAATTTTTAAACTATTTGTGCAGAACCACGTGCTGCTGAGCCTAGGGGGTCAAAAGTTACCGCTCAGGGACATAACAGACCGCCACGCCAACACAACTCAAAAATATTACCGATCGGGTATATAAATTTCTATTTCTTGACATCTATACCCTATCAGGTGTAACCCAAAGGCCTGTGAGGAAGCGACAACCTATTTAAGATTCTATACTCAATTACCATTCTGGTTCTGAAAAAGATTTTGGTAGAAAAATGCGAGCGGGTTAAACGAATCACAGCTTTTCTGATTTACCCCCGCTGGCAAAATTAAAAACGAGTGTCCAGTATCGTGCAAATGTCACAAACTTTGACACATTGTAAGCATAAACTGTTGAAACTCAACACTTTAGAATAGATTTGATCTCTATTTTCAGCCAGCAAACCGACAAACAAGACTTAGAATGCATGATCACTTCGCCTGAATGATCGCACGCTCTTGCGACTCTCCTACCATTCTGCAAAATTTCAATTCACTATCACGTAATTCAATATCATATCTCAAATATCTAAAAATTTTTTCTTTACGATCAACATCTTCTCTAACTTGTGTAATCAACTCTTCGCTCTCTCTTTGTCTTTTGTTCGTTATAAATGTTGTAATATCTTATAAATGTGTTCGCATTCGCTCACATTATGTTGATTGATCTTTATCAATTCTCTATCATGTTGTTGATCATCTACAGCCAACTGCCGTGCAAATAAATTTTCAATTCTTAAATTGTGGTGGGGTGGCGTGCCATGCGCGATTTAAAAATCAATTCCTAAAATGGTGTAGGGTGGGGTGGCTGGCGATTGTGAAATATCATTTCCAATAGGTTGCGAGTGTGTTCCCACATTTAGGCCACATTTGACAACTAATTCCACATAATCGGGGCCAATCTGATAATGTGTTTATTGCCTCTATAAAGCGTTTTGTTCTATTTCCGGATTAAACGCAAACCGTTAAAAATCAACAACTTATGCCCTGGCCCGACTGTTTGGCTATGGTCACACGCTGAGAAAATAAAAACGCTTTAAATTGGCTTGTGCAATGGGGAATTGTTTCCCAAGTTGTCCGGTTCTCTGGCCTAGCAACAAGCGTGCCAACCTTGGGAAATATATTTTGAAAAATCTTTAATCTATTTCTTGCCTATGACCGTCCTTTTGCTAACTTGAAGCCTCAGATTATGAATCAACAACACATTCAAACAGCCTTGGAAATATTCTGTTTCTTAGTCATTCCGGCCCTTCTGGTCGTTTTGACTATCACCAAAAAATAAACACCAACAACACACCTAACCAAAAAATGAAAACACAACACAGCCTCAAAGCCCTTGCCCAACTTCCGCACGGTCTGACCGATGCCGGAATTTTTGGCCTTTGGTATATCCGCACCGGACAGCTAAACCCTGACCGTGAAACCCTGCACGATATCCCACTAATCAGGAAGACAACCGAGAAAGATCGCTCAGCCCTTGGTCGCGCTTTTAACCGAGTCCGAGACGCTTACTGGGCTGCTGAAAAGCTTTCCAAGCAGCAAAACGACATTGCCCTTATGCGACAGCTTCTCAAAGTAATGAGGAGCCGGAAACTGTCTAACCGATTGCTAGGCAAGGAATGGAAACTTGCCGAGGCATTCCGCACGCTAACCGGATCGAGGCAGTGCCGTTACAGTCTTCAAACACTGGCACACCCAAGCAAAGACGAAAGGACACTCGCTCTTCGTGAATTAGGCCAGCACTTGCACCGCTTCGAGCATCAAGCACTAGCCCGACACGAGCAGCCGAAAGCCTTTGCCTATGGCCGCAGTCTTCCGCTCTATGCTTGCTCCGGTGAGCTAGAAGCCGATGCCCTGCACTGTAACAAAATGCACAGCCTGAGCCGTAAGAAAACAGCCTTTTGGGATATTGGCCGCGATGGTGGCGGACAGTATGAAATCCGCTTTCGGTTGGCTGGAAAGCTTCCGGAACTGGCTTCCGGTCTAGTGTCTCGCCTTGGCACGACAAGCCGCAACGGTGGACACATCCATCTCAACTGCCAAGGGGACGAACAGATTGCCACACGAGTATTCGACAAGATGAGAGAGCAGCTTGCATGGATGCGCTACCTTTGCCCACTTCACCGCCGCCGTGGTCGCTGGTCAAATGTTGACGGTGTGCAAACAACCTTCCAAGGAGCGAAACGAGTAAAAGCCGCAGCCCTTTCCGCTTACTCTTGGAGTCAAACCGGAACCGTTGAAATGCGTATCTGGGGAACAACTGACAACCCTGCCGAATGGAGCTTCCGCGCTCGCCTAATGCAAGCAGTGGCTAGAATGTCCGAGACGGAACCAGTTACCCAAATCAATGGCAGTGCCTTAATCGACTCTAGCGCACGCCGCACAGCTTGGGGGGATTTCTTCCGGTGGGCAGCACAGAATGACCCGCAAATCTTGCGCGAAACTCTGCACGCACTCAGGAAAAAGGGTCGCACAACACGCGACACACGAGGCGCCCAACGTGCGCGGGAATGTGTCGAACAATTCGATGCTTCCTTCGTTCGCCTCTCAGGCTATCGCCGCCGCACTATCACGGAAAACAATAACACCGGGCAAACAATGGCAAACGCCTAACCGCCCACAAAACAACAACACCAAAACAGAAAGAACCAATAAAATGTGTAAACTCGCAGGATGGACGGGCCAACCAACTAAGCCCCTTAACAAAGCAGCCGCCGAACGTGCAATCTTGGCCGCTCGCTTAGAAATGCAAAAAACAGAGCGGGACGGTTTCGGATTCGCTCAAGCAGGCGCAACCGGATTGCATGGCAGATTCCTACAGCCTGAAGGCTTCAAGAGTCTCGACGCACTACAAACCCTTCGTCGCCACGCTGGCCCCGCTTTCGACGCATTCGCCATTAGTAAGCGCGCCGAACAATCCGGAAGTTACAAGCCGCACCGTTCGTTGATCGTCCACGGACGCACCGCAACCCACGGCCAAGGCATCCCCAACACGCACCCATTCCGGCATGATGGCTGGTCAATGGCTCACAATGGAGTGATTAGCTGGAGCGGGAAACCGTCCGAGCTTCACAAAGCTGCCACGTGCGACAGCCAGCATATCCTGTATGCCCTGACCGAAAACGGCACAGACGAGACACGGAAAAAAGACCTTGAGGACATCCAAGGTTATGCCGCCTTTCTCGCCCTTGCCCCGAATGGGGACATGATCGCCGCAGTTGACGGCACGGCCAACCTATGCGCGGGGATCACCAGTAAAGGCCGATGGATATTCGGCACGAATGCCGCAATCGTGGAGAGCATCGCGGACGCATGGCAATGCCGTAGCCTGCAAGCATTCCGGATTGAACCGTGGACTTGGCTCAGATTTCCCGCCAACGGTGGGGAGCCTGTCCTTAGCACATGGAAGCACGCCGCAGCCAGTTACCGCGAAACTAAATTTTCCTCGCGTAGCCTTGGCCGCAAATGGTCAACCGATGCCGCCGACACCGAAACCGAAAAAGCCTTTGCACGCTTTCCCGATTTCGACGGAGGCCACTACACAACCGGAGCTTGGGATAAATAAGCCATGCCTAGATCACCAAAGGACACAGCCCTTGCAATTCTGTCCGCTCTATATTGGCTGGCTGGCTGGCTGTTCCTGAAATACTACGGCACGAAATAAGGCCGCGCCGATCACAAACCCGCTTCCGGCTTTCGAGCTTGGGGCGGGTTTCTTCGTTTCTCTATCACGGCAAATAATATTGAGAATCACTATATCA